TTCCGATTTTCACTCGGTGGGCAAAAAAGTCGCTACAAGATCTTGTCGATAACAAGTCTCGAGTACCTCGCTTTCCGTGTATGATTGCGACTCGACCTGCTATTGTAGATCGTGGTGACTATAAGGCTCGTGGTGTTTGGGTTTATCCCTTTCACATGACCTTACGCGAAGCTCGATATGCTGAAGCGATAACTGCACTTCTTATGAAGCAACCCACATTTGTTGGTTGGTCAGTCAGATGGATGGAAGGTTCTGATGTCCTACTAACTTCACTATTTGGTGATGCTAAGTGCACCGCTTTCGGGTGTGATTTCTCAAAGTTTGATGAATCGCAGCACCGTCGCCGCATTCGACAATCTTTCTCGATTCTCTTTGACATGATTGATACCTCATTGATGTCTATTGAAGAAGCTGATAAGTTTGTTCGTGACTGGAATGACATTGTTGATTATTATATTAATACTCCAATGTTGTTAGGAAATAAAATCTATGTTAAGTCGTCTGGCACCCCGTCGGGCTCGTACTTTACGCAACTTGTTGACTCTGTCTATAACATGCTTGCTTTATGTGATTCTATTTTACGTGTCGCACGTGCTAAAAACCCTTCTGTTCGTTTTGCTGATGTTCTTGAACATATGCTCGTCCTTGGTGACGATTCAATTGTTCAATTGAGAGCTCAGTGGGGCGAAACGGAGAAGGAACAGCTTTCTGCTTTTTTATTAACAAACCATAATCTAAGTTGGCATACAACTAAAGGTTTTTGGCGAGCACCAATGCAACCCCTTTCTTCGATGGAATTTCTTGGTCACTATTTCACTGGTGGATCTGGCCCAACTCGGCCCTTCACTGATGTCTTAGAACATGCGTTATATCCAGAACGCAGACACACTGATCCTGGAATTAAGAAAGCCGCCGTCATAGGCTTACTGTATATGACCGCGCCTTGTCAAAAGTTGTCTTCTAGATGGCTTCGAGACTTATATGATTTTCTCAACTCTCTGTATCCCGATGATCCCCCTGGTGATTATCCGATGTGGATGAAACGAGCATTTAAGTTTGCTTTGATGAGAATTCCTGATGTTTCTCTACCTTCTGAGTCTTTATTGATTCAACTGTATCAACGTCGGACCCCTAGTGTCATTCGCCCCCGTATTCTGTGGTGGGATGATATCCTGGAGGAATATGTACAATGGTGAGCATCGTCTCCCTTCATTCCTCG